GATAGACGGTCGTGGCGAAGGTGTGCCTGCTCAGGTGGAATCCGATCTCCTTGCTGATGCCGCAGGCTTTGGCAATCTGTTTGAGGTGCTTGTTGCATGTACCGTTAGAGGGCATGGGAAATACGAAATCGCCTCCGGCAAGTCCCTTGTACCTTTCTATCAGTTCCTTGGCTATTTCCATAAGGGGAACGTTGCTCGACACACGGGTCTTGGTGCGTCGGGTTATGATCCAATCCTCGCCGTCGAAGTCCATGCGCTGGATCTTGTCATGGGTGAGTGTCTTTATATCAATGTAGCTAAGTCCGGTGAAGCACCCGAAGAGGAACATGTCACGTACGAGGTTGGTCTGTTTTTTCACGAACACGGCGTTAGCCAGGGTGCGCAGTTCCTCTTCCGTGAGGTAGCCCCGGTCTGTCTCCTGCATTTCAAGGCTGTACTCGCCGAAAGGGTCGGAACGGACGATACCACGCCGCCATGCCTTGTCTGTCAGGCTGAGCAGTGGCATGGTGTATATCCAAAGAGTGTTGTCACTCAATCCCTTTTCCACGCGCAGGTACTTGTCGAAATCGGTGATAATCTCCTTTGTCAGTTCCTTGTAAGCCATATCGGTTCGTTTCTTCTTCTCCCAAAGGAAGGTGGCAAAATGGTTGTACACGGCCAAGTACTTGTTGTAAGTGGATTTGGCACGCTGTCCTTTCTCCACCATCGCCTCAAATTCCCGGTTCATGTTCTCGAAATCTTTCAGGATACAGTTTTCCATCACACCGATACCCAGAAAGGCGTTACGCAGCTTTTCGGCGGTGACAAAATCCTCTTCCCGGAGGATGCGGTGATAGTGGTTGGTAAGCCGGGCACTGACTTCTTTGAGCTGCCCGTTTATCTCTGTCGCCTCGGCAGACTTGCCTTTTGCCTTACCATTCTCCCATAAATCCGGCGTAACGAATAGTTTGGTTCCCAATACTTTGTCATCCCCATCAATGGAGATCTTCACCATGATGGGGGCTTTTCCGTCCCGGTTTCTCACTGCCGATCTCTTGATGTAGAACGAGGTTGCAAACGTACTTCTCTTTGTTTTCATAACTCTAAAATTTTCGTTTCTAAAGGTAGTTAATTATTTGTTACCAAGAGTTATGCAAAACAACGCATAGTTATGAAACAGAACTTGTTATATCCCATATATCCTCTTTAGGACTGGTAGCTGCTTAGTAGCCGAACTTTGTCCGAAAGGGGTATTTTCAAGCGTTTTATGCCAAAGTTTGTTTCAATCCGCCCTGCATATAAAATACTGACCTCCAATTATTCAAGTAGAACTTTGCTTTTCTTTGCGTCTTATGCCGATTTTTTGTGAAAAAATTTAAACAATTTAGATTATGGCACAATTATCTTGGGGAAAACCCACAATTGAGTTTGGAAAATGTGTGAACGGAGCTGCACCGTCAGAATGGACAAAACTAGGTTGCGACCCGGTGGAAAGTTCAACTAAACTGACTCCTACCAAAGGTGAAAAGAAAGAAGCAAAGGTAGAGGGAGGCGAAAATGAAGCAGTGAAGTATGCCAGAAATACTTATGCGTTCGAGTTTGAAATCCGTGCGGCTAAAGGTCGTGAAAAACCGATCAAGGACTCTGACGGAGTAGTTGAAGGCGAGTATGCTTTCCGTCTTACTCCGGAAGATGAAACATGCGAAGGTATCCTGATCGAACGTTCTGTGGTTTCTGTAGAAGAATCATACGACACCGCCGAAGGTAAGAAGTGGAAATACACGGTAGATGTATTGAAACCTGCCACCGGTGATCAGGTGAAACCTTATACTCCTGCTACTCCGGCAGAATAAGATTCTTTTTACGTCAATGGAGAGCGCTAGTCATGGCGCTCTTCTTTTATAAATTCCGCTATGAACATAAATAAAGAAATCGAAATCAACATATCCGATGCTATCGTGGAAAAAGCGATCAGTTTTAGTATCGGAAAGAATAAACTATGTCTCTATCCTTCTACTTTGGGTAAGATGCAAATACTGAAGAACTTGTATCTCTCGATGGATGTCAATATGGAGCTTCTGGCCATTAATCCGCTTGTTGAGACGCTGAGAATCTGCCAAGAGAAAACGGAATCTGTCTGTCAGGTCATTGCTTACTCTACATTCAACGATAGAAAGAGTATTCTGGATATGGAGAAAGTACTTCGGCGTGCCAGGCTTTTTCAGGATGAAGCGTCGGTGGAAGATTTGGCTACCATTTTGACTATTATCCTTTCGAGTGATAAGATAGAAGAGTTCATCCGATATTTTGGTATCGATGCAGACCGGGAAATGAAAACACGAATCAGCAGGATAAAGGGAGAGGGGAGCAGCATCACTTTCGGGGGAAAGAGTATCTATGGACTGCTGATAGACTTTGCCTGCCAGCGCTATGGATGGACAATGGACTACGTACTTTGGGGAATTAGCTATGTCAATCTGAATATGTTGTTTGCCGATGCTGTTACTACTGTGTATCTTAGCGAAGAAGAACGTAAAAAGTTAGGTCGGGGAGATGGGGAGGTGATCAATGCGGATGATCCGGGGAATAGGGATTTGATAAGGAGGATGATTAGTGAGTGATGATTTATATGAAAACTCCAGGATTCAAGTATAAAACCTGAATCCTGGAGTTAAAGTTTATACTTATTTAAAAGTAAACCCTTCACTACTCTTAGGGCTTCCAAATCCAAAAACCGGTTCTTGGCCCTTTTTTCTTATTTCAGAATTGTAATCTGTATCAAATGATTCTATTCGTTCGTATAATATGTCGCTATAAACATAACCAAATACTGCAAATATAAAAGCCAATATAATTGCCATTATAAAAGGCATGAAAGCTAAAATAATAGACCAATAGAATATTATTTGCGGACTAATTAGTAATTGCCCAATGCTAATTTCGAAAGCACTAAAAAATAGGCATATAAGGAAGATTATTATAAGAAAAACGACAGATATTCCATAAGAGCAATCAATGTTTTTTCCTTCTTTGGAGAAAAAAACATTATATAGTTCTATTGTGAAGTATATGAGATTGATTATTGTGGATAATTCTATGAATATAAGAAAAAAATTCATTATACTTGAAACCTCACTTAATTCAGCAAATAGAAATAATAAGATTAGTCCATATAATCCACAGAATAAACACCAAGGCGACATATACGTAGGGTTCCAATGAATCAGCTTATTGAAGAAGATTAGCGATTTGTTGATATTATTATAATCTTTAACTAGATAATCAGGACATTTGTTTAATGAGTATCCCGGCATAAGATCAGACATAACGCTATAATACTGTTCTTTTTCTTTTCTAATGTTTTGAAGCATCATATTGACAAAATCTACTACACGTTTCATCACATCATTTTTTTGCAAAGCTACAAAAAGAAAGCAAAATGTTACAGCCATCTGTATAAGAGCGGCATAATTATATGAGTTTTCCATCGTATATCCAATAAAGTCTATATACTATTTTAATCAACAAGACTAATCGTTTCCAGGCTTGCAAAATTTGTATCAAATAGTGTTGTTAGTTTTTCGCAAAGTTCGTTATCTTTAAAATTGGATTCAACTAAAGATTGTTCAATATCAGGTCTCAATATATACATTGAATCGTCACCGATACAAAAACTGATGGCTTCACCATCTTTTAGAAATTTTTTATCTAACCCCGATGCCTTTATTACTATTTGCTGTGTATAATCAAGTAAGTTATTCTGTAAAAAAAGGATATTATCTTCATTTAATTCATTATATATCACGATCTCAAGATTTACTCCTTTGCTTAAGATATTTCTTATTAGTCCAATTTGTTCATTATTAAATATGTCTGAAAATTCAGCAAATGCTCCTCTGATCTTAGATTGTGTTGAGGTTAAAATGGCTTTAAGTACATTATCTCTAAATTCTGTAGTAACTCCACTTATGTAGCGATCTATTTTATTTTCTGCAAGGTATTTTATTGCACTAAATAAACGTTGGTTTGTATTAGAACTAATAGATGTTGCTTGGTCACAGACAAAAGTATTGTCTGAATTCTTTATATTACACAAATATTCAGTTTTAGCAAATAAGTCTTTGAGAGGATGCAACGAAAAGTCAATACTATTATTTAAGTATGTAACTGATAATAGTATCAATGATTCATCTTTAAAGTCATTACGCGCACGCGCTAACTTTTTTAAAAACTTATCCTTATATTTAGGTTGATTAATTTCATATATGACACTACGTACATTAGCTAAAATAGTGTCATCTGTTAAGCTCAGATTTATGTAATCACAGAATTTCCTTAATTTGTAATCAATAGGATTAACTTTTTCCGGATAATGTTTTTGAAACAGTACTTTATCAACTTTGAAGATTAAAATATCATTTTTCTTTATTTGAGTTTTTTCTTGAAGGCTTAATTCTTTTGCCAATAAAAAATCACCCTTATGGATGTTCTCTATAGCCATTGAATTACCTTCTACTTTGAAAAGAATATACTCCTCTGATTGCTTTTCGAGTTCATCTTTACATTTATCAGTAAATATGACTCTATACATATTATTACTTGATAATAAATCAACTTGTCCTGGATCACCCGCTGCCACACTGAATATTTTTCTAACAGTGCAATTTTTTAAGAAACTGAGAAGTCCCATCTTTTTTATATATTAAATTTTAGCAAATGCGTAAAAATACACAAACCTCATACGATATAGAATATTAGGCTGGTATTTTATTTAATAACACAAATTGTCTATTAATCGTTCATCAATATAATATTGTATGTGCTTTAAGCATTTACAAAAGTAGTTTTTTTTTTTAATAACCAAATAAAAAGGTGAGACTTTGATAGAAATAATTAGTGTGAATTAGTGATATGCGGTTAATGAATGGGTGAAATCTCAATGAAATCGCTACTTTTTGGAAAATTCATTCGGAAACAGTAATTACCGAAAGGCTCTTTTCTCCTGTGTAGGGACGTGTCAGGGATGTATCATACAACATTGAATTATGTGAAGTCTGATTCCCGAATGTGTGATTTTAGCGATTCTACGCTTATTAATCGGGATGGAAAAGATTATATTTTGACAGTTTATAAAGAACGTAAAAAGTTAGGTCGTGGAGATGGTGAGGTGATCAATGCGGATGATCCGGAGAATAGAGATTTGATAAGGAGAATGATTAGTGAGTAATTTATAGAAATAATTATTACGGATTAGTGATGTTATGTTGTTGTTATTTGTATCTTTGCCAAATATTTATCACGTTTTACATAAAGGATTCATAGGTGGGATATGAATTGGTAAAATGAATGCACAAACGAAATAAGCTAGCTAAATATTAACAAGTAATGAAAAAGATTTTATTTTTAATGACGGCTGTTTTAGTGATTGCCGGATGTAGTAAGAGTGAAGATGGGAAACTAACTCTGAGTGCTAATCAAGTTTCTTTGTATTCGGGCGACACAAAACAAGTAACGGTAAACGACAATGCTACTTGGAGTTCAAAGAGTGAATTTGTAGCTGAAGTAAGTGAGGATGGAATAATCAAAGGAAATCATGTTGGAAAAACAATTATCACTGCAACTTCAGATAATGGAGAGGCGCTGTGTGAAGTTGTGGTAAATGCTAAATATAGCACTTACACAGAACCTGTATTGGAATTTGGTGTGGATAAGGCAACTGTTAAGGCTAAAGAGAAACGTACTATTCTGGAGGATAAAACAAGTACATTGGGATACAGAGGCGAGAATAGTGCTGTAAAGAGCGTTGCTTATCTGTTTGAGAATGGAAAATTAACTTCTTCAGCTATAGCTCTTTCCTATTCGTATACTGAAGAAATAGCTAAATTTCTGTCAGAGAGATATCAGGTAATAGGGAAGGATAGTGATGGTGCATATTACTTCATCAATAATGATTCGGATAAATATAATATGGGGGTTAGATTATCCGTTGAAAGTGGTTTCATTATGGTGGTGTATGTTCCTCAGTCTCCTAAATCAAGGAGTATTCAAGCTGCAGATCTGCAGGAACTTAAGTCTATATTGGGAATTTAATATATAAATCTATAAGCTTATTTCGGTGGGATATTTAGCGCACCTCGTTCGTTCGAGATGCGCTAATTTATTAATTACCAATTATCAGATTCATTGCCGGCAAGACCATTTTTCACAGCCTCCTCAATCTTATCCATAATTACATTAGAGTATGCATGAGTCATTACTAATGCTTTTGAAGAAGTCTTTTTCGCTTTATGTTCATCCTTCTCAATGAAAGGGTAACAGGTTTCAAGCGGCCATTTTTCTGTGGATATGGAAGGTCTGGTGTTTGACAGAGCAGACATGACACCGCCTCCTACAGCTTTCTCCACCTCAAAACATTGTACGGTATAGGTCACACGAATTTTTTTATCTTTGATGTCCACTTTAATAATAGGGTGAACGCTGACATTATATGCGTTCATTCCGCCTAAGTGTCCTGCAATATCAGAAAGGTAACCTTTGCCGATAATAACTCCTTCTTCTTTGTCATTAAGTTGAATGACAGAGTTTGCGTCATTAAAAGATTCTACAAACCAATGGTTAAGAGTAACATACAATTTTTCTTTGGTTTGTTCTCCACACTCAATAACCTGAGTATATGTCAGAGAGTTGTTTTTGTCCAGTGCAAGTTGTGAACCTATGTTTGCTGCCGCATCTACCCATTTGTCGCCAAATTTTTCTTTAGCGTATTTCTCTAGTTCTTCACTGCGCATAAGTTGTGCGCTTGCACTAATTGCCATTAATCCAATTAGAGCACTCAAAATAATTCTTTTCATACAATAGTTGTTTGTTTTTCTTAGATTCTAAGAAAAGAGTTAATATTAATTCTGATTACCAGTTTTGATATACATACAATCCTTGATCTTGCATAGAAGTTTGAAAGACCTTCTTTTCACTTTTTCCTCTATAATCGTGGTTTACGCTGATTGCTTTGTAAGATGAATAGGTACGTCCTCCATATTCTTCCATATAGGTAACCCATAATATGTATTCTCCATTGGGCATATTTTCAATATTGAATACTCCGGATTGAAATTTAGTAGCATATTTAGGTTTGGAAGATTTGCTTCCATCCGTATATGTGATTAGTCCGTCATTAACAACCGAGATAGTGCTTTGGCTGTTGTCGATACTTTTGTTCTCATTTTCGTAAATGTACAGAAAGGCTTTTTTAGCAACTTTTTCTTCTGAGTCCTCCCATTTAGTGTACACGTTTACAAAGAAAGTTTGTTCGGTGGATTCGTCATCATTAGAACATGATGTCATGAATATTGGCAATAGAACCAATAGTAGTAAGATTTTCTTCATTTTTATATGTTTATTAAAAGTTTGTTTTGCAGGTCCATTACCAAAGATTTGGTTTTAAATCTTTGATTGTATTTCTTTTGAATATGTTTAATTGATCTAATAAGTGTGGAGATAATGCACGATTATTGAGGTAGGTGTATAATCATCTCATTGCTTAGAAATTAAGCAGAATTTCTTTTTACTTTAGTCATGTTTATATTAAGCTTTATATAGGCAAATAGCATTTCCCACTATCTATTTGTCCCACAATGTATATTTCCCGTTAATATTTCCCTATGTTTGTTTTGCCGCTTTGCAGGCAAAGCATTAATGTTAATTAATGCTGCAAAGGTAGGCAGAATATATTGAATGCCAAAAGATTCTCTAATAATTTTCATGTATTAAATGGATATTATAGCTTGTGCTCTTTTCTATGTGAAATTATATATCAGGTATTAATACTTGAGTTGTCGGGTATTAATACCTGATATGTGAAATGTTAATACTTGAGAAGTGAGATAATAATACTTGTTATGTCACTTGTTAGAAAATGAAACTTACATAAAGGTGAAATAGAAATCTTATAATAGATACATTTTGGCATCTTTATATTTGTTGAAATCAGGAAATACTCTGTTTTTTAGTATTGTCTAGATGTCAATATTCCATTCTCGAAATATAAATATCGGTCATCATATACCCACTGTTCATGAGTTCCATAACTTCCTGTAGTTGTATTTATATGATCAGGAGCTCCCCAAGCATCTCTAACCATTTTTTTTATTCATGCCAATTTCAATTTTTCCTTCTGCTACGCAACTCCCAAATTTTGTTCCGTATTTCTTAACGCATTCATTATAAAATGTAATGGTTATGAAGTGATTTAATTTTTGTCCTCTAATAATCTCTCCTTTAACCTTACCGAACTTCTCATTTTCTAGTACTGCAAATATTGGTCCGTCTTCTCCTACATTGACAGCAATATCGGTACATTTGAATTTCGTTTTGAAGGGAGGTATTATAGTTTCTTCTATGTCGACTTTGTTGAGTTCATATCTTCCTTTGAAATAGAACTCTTTGCCAACAAATGATTGTTTCATTTTCTCATAATAGCCTAAAGTCACAAAAGGATTTCCATAACCTTTAACTAATTTAAAATAAAAAGGTATGTTATCGTCACCTATTAAATTAAACCAATAGACAATACCTTCCATGTCGGATTTTCTAGATTCAACAGATAATACCTTGTAATACTTTCCTGCTAGTTCAGAATAGCTACTAACTATTTCTCCATCTTTTGTCCTTGAGATTGGTTTATATGTGTACATATCGGTATCCCAACCGTCAATGATTTTAGAAAAGAAATCCATGTAAAATCCATTTTCTTTTGTGTAACTACTACCTTTAAGAAATAATGTTTGTCCTTTGTGTAATGGGGCATTGTCATAATCTAAACTTTCGAGACTATCATACTTTTGTACCTCTACTGGTACTTCTTTTTCTTTTGTTGTTATAGTTGTAATTTGCGCATAGGCACTTATTGCAAACAAAAGGGCTGTTGTTGTTATGGCTAATATTTTCATAATATATAATGTGTTGAATGTTTGATTTCCTTTTAGTATTGTATGGATGTTACTATTCCATTTTTGAAATATATATACCTGCTATCATATACCCATTGTTCGTGAGTTCCATAACTACCAGTAGTTGTATTTATATGATCAGGAGCTCCCCAAGCATCTCGAACCATTTTTTTATTCATGCCAATTTCAATTTTTCCTTCTGCTACGCAGTTACCAAATTTTGTTCCGTATTTTTTTATATATTCATTACATGCCGATACACTGATAAACATATGTAACCTCTGTCCTTTGATGATCTCACCTTTAATTTTCCCGTATTTCTCATTTTCAAGCACTGCAAAGGTGGGTTCATCTTCTCCTATCTTAATGGCAATATCGATACATTTGAATTTAGTTTTAGGTGGAAACTTTACTGTTTCTTTACTGTCTACTTTTTCACGTTCTAATGTTCCTTGTGAATAGAAGTCCTTGCCAACAAACGTTTGCTTCATTTTTTCATAATAGCCTAAAGTTATAAAACCATTTAGTCCCATTCTCATATGATAATAAAATATAGTGTTATCATCATCTAATAATTGGAGCCAATAGGTCGTTTCATATGGATTTGTCTTATCTGCTTCGACAGATAAAATCTTATAGTACTTTCCAACTAATTCGGAATAGTTGCTATGTCCCTCCTTCTTTCCAGGAGTTTGTTTGTAGGTGTAAGTAGTATCCCAACTTTTTGGGGGAATTCTTGTAAAAAAAGTACAGTAATAATCATGTTCTTTTGCATAGCTAGTGCCTTTAAGAAATAAAGTTTGTCCTTTATGAAACAGTACATTCTCGATATTTAGGCTTTTAAGACTGTCATACTTTTGTACCTCAACAGGTTCCTCTTTTTCTTTTGTTGTTATAGTTGTAATTTGCGCATAGGAGTTTATCGCAAATAAAAGGGCTGTTGTTATGGCTAATATTTTCATAATATGTAATGTATTGAATGTTCTGTTTTTGCAAATGTATACATAATATATTGATTGGGAAAGCTTTTGTAAAATTTTATATTGGACTGGTGAATGAATTGATTAATTACTGCTAATTAGGTAATTGGTAATAAGATATAAGTAAAGATAGCGAAAAGTGGAATCAAAAATGATGAAATTGGTGTAGGTAAATTGAAAATAGTGACTATTTCTAAGAGGTCACGAATACTGTGCGGCAAAATATAATAACGATTGAAATGTGGAATAGCTTTGCAGTGTATAAACTAAATGATAATTATATGTTATGAGTAAATTAAATTTTGATATTACGGTGAATAACTCTGATTTTATAGAAAAATTGGAGCAAATACGCTCTGCTGTTCGGATTACAGCAAAGGAGATGGAAAAACAAGGACAGAAGGTAAGTTTGTCATTTCAACAGATGGCTGATAATGTAACTTTGACTACAAGTACGGTGGGAAATGCGATTAGAAGTATGCATAAACAGATAAATGATGCTATAAAATCTTTGTCTAAGTTGGATTCCGAAAACCAAGTACGCTTAGCAAATTTAAGGAATGGTATTGAAAAATATTCAGAAAATGGTACTAATGATAATCAAGGGCAAAATTTATCCATTGGTAAAGAAGTAAATTCACGAGAAAATCTTTCAGTGGATATTAATAATCAATATACAGAATTAGTGCATTTGAATACAGAATTACTTTCTTATCAACAAAAATTGGAAGCAGTTCAAAATGAATTATCTGCTTTATCTACGGAAATGTCATCGGTACATGGGGAAATGGAAGAAATGCGTAATACTGGGCAGCAAAATACGGAAGCTTATGCAGCATTAAAGGAAAAGGCAGATTCCTTGTCTGACGCTATGAAGAATGTAAATGCGGATGCTACTTTTGGAGGAGTAATTTCTGGATTAGAAGGTTTGTCCGGTGCTTTCTCTGCAGCTTCCTCTATGCTGGGATTATTTTCTATCGAGAATGAAACATTGCAAAAGATAATGCAAAAGGTTCAAACGGCTATTGCACTCACTAATGGACTGCAGCAAGTGCATACAGTGCTGAGTAAAGAATCGGCATTTCAGTTAAATATTGTAGGTAAGTTAAAAATGTGGTGGCGGACTATTACTCTTCAAGCAGCGGCTGCACAAGGAATAGAAACAGTTGCCGCATCAACGGGAACTGTTGTAAATCTAGGTTTGGCTGGATCGTTCCGTGCAATAGGTTTAGCTATTAAATCTATTCCTATATTTGGCTGGATTTTAGCTGCTATTTCTACATTGATAGGTTTCTATGCATTATGGTCATCTCAGACAAAGAAACAGCAGGAAGAACAAGAACGATTGAATGAAAGTGTAAAGGAATTTAATGCAGCGATTCAGAATTATGCAGCAAAACCGGTAGCTATGATTGAGCTATTATCTACTAAATTTAAGGCACTAGGTGATGATATGGATGCCCAAAAAAAATTTATTGTAGACAATAAAAAGGCATTTGATGAACTTGGTGTTTCGATTAATAGCGTAAAGGATGCTCAACAATTACTTATTGATAATAAAGACAAATTTGTTAACGCACAGATTGCTAAAGCTGTGTCTCTGGTATATGCAAATGAAATGCAGGAAGAAGCAAAAAAATATGTTGAAGCAAAGAATGCTGCTGAATATTGGAGGAAAGAAGCTGATAAAGAGAGTTTGAATAATACAGAGGTTATTCAAGGAGTACCTATAAAGATAGGTAAAAAGGCTTCTACTAGAGAAGAATATGATTTGTTACAAGCTCAAGGAATGCTTGGTGATGATGGGTATTTATTGACTCCTAGTGAAGTAAAAGCAAGGGCTAATGATAAGAAAGTTAAAGAATCATATAGCAAGATGATGCTTAATGGGCAAAAGTCTTTGCTAAGTTCTGAGGAAGCAGATGAGATAATGAATGGACTTGGGCTAAATAAGCAGAAGTCTCCTCTTAAGAAAGGGAATGATACGAAAGATATTGAGGAAGTTCACAAAAAATACATGAAACTTATTGAACAACAAACGGTGGAAAAGATTCGTTTTGCTGAAGATTCAGAAATTAGAATTCAACAAGCAGAAATTGAAGCATTAGCTGACGGACCTGAGAAAAAGTTTAGGCAGTTGGAGTTAAATCAGGAGAAAGAAAGACAAGCTTTAGATCGTGAAATTAAGGAGCTTAAACGGCAAAGGATTGAAAAAGAAAAAGCAATATTTGATGCCAATGAGGATATTAGAATTGCTGATGATTCAGAATATATAAGAAAAGAGTTTGATGTCTCTAGTGTGAATGTAGATGATTTAGATAAGGAATTTATTGGGCGATACAAGAATCTTACTACAAAACAAGCAAATGAACTCCGTGCCTATTATGAATCTGAAAGGCAAGCAATGGATGAGTATTTGAAGGATTATAAAACTTTCATGGAAAAGCGTAAGGCTATTGAAAATCTTGGTTCAAAAAGAAAAGAAGGTAAAGGTGAGGAAGAAAAGCAAGTTATTGATGAAGAAACTAAAAAGTCCCTCTCTGAGCTAGACATAAAAGCGGCAGAAAGTTCATCTGGATTTGGTCAACTGTTTTCTGACGTAAAAGAACGTACTGTTAAAGACATGCGTACTATTGTCGACAAGGCAAAAGAGGCTTTAGATTTTATAAAGAATGGAAATTGGGATGCTGCTGAAGGAGCTAAGTTTGGCATTTCGCAAGAGAGTTTCGATGCTTTGAAAAGCTCTTCTCCGGAAATTGAGAAGATAGAAAAAAGTATTGAGGACTTAAATAAGCAGGCAGATTCGAGCGATACGTCATTGAATAAAATGTCCATTGGTTTCGAGCATCTTTTCGAAGCTAATAATGATCCTGAAAAATTAAAAACAGCATTGAGTGAAATAGGAGACTCACTGAATGCAGCTATGCAGAGCACTAAATTCTTTTCAGATGCTTTGTCCAGTTTAGGAGATGCTTTTGGAAACGACACATTGAGTGGAGTAGCAGAAGGAATGAACGTAGCTATGGATGCAGCAGGTGCAGCTATGTCCGGCGCTCAGGCAGGTGCAATGTTTGGTCCTTGGGGAGCGGCTGCCGGTGCTGCTATCGGCCTTGTATCATCATTGGGATCATCGCTTGCTAAACTTCATGACGCCAAGAATGAAAAGAATATTCAAAGAATTCAGGAACAAATAGAAGTTCTCGAAAAATCATACGAAAATCTTGGTGATTCGTTGGATAAAGCATTTTCTACAGATGCCTCCGAACTGATAGAGCAGCAGAATACGTTGCTTGAACAACAGAAAGTACTTATTCGGAATCAGATTGCCGAAGAGAAAGATAAAAAGAAAACTGATTGGGGAAGAATTGATGAATGGGAGCAACAGATAGAGGATATAGATAAGGTTATAGCCGGCAATAAAGAAAAGGCAATAGATGTCATTTTCGGTGAAGACCTGAAAGCTGCTATTGATGATTTTGCACAGGCGTATGCTGACGCATGGAGCACAGGAGATGATAAGGCAAAATCTTCAAAAGACCTCGTGAAGAATATGATTAAGCAGATGATTACGGAGGCGATAAAAGCTGCTTCTTCGGAGCCAATGGAGAAACTACGTGCAAAGTTGGCAGGATTCTTCTCAGATAAAATGATCAGTGATTGGGAACGGCAACAAATAGAGAAAGACGCACAGGCTATTATGGACGATTTGGATCGCCAGTTTGGTTGGGCGGATGAATACATGAAAGGTGACGAAAAAGAGTCTTCTTCACAAGAATCTACCAAAGGTGGGTTTACTGCAATGTCTCAGGAAACAGGAGATGAGTTGAATGGCCGCTTCACCGCTTTGCAGATATCTAATGAAGAAATTAAAAATTCAATGTTTTTCATTTTAGGTAATCTTTCTTCATTGTGTACGAATACTTCTACCGGCAACATCCTGTTGACCGAAATGAGAAATCTTGCTGTGATGTCTAATGGACATCTGGAAGATATTGCGAAATATACCAAGGTGCTATTGGGATTCGGAGAGAAGCTTGATAATATAGCTTATAACACAAAAAGTTTAACCACAAAATAACAAGGTAATGGAATCAGTAAATGATATAATGAAATCAGCTTCCTTATTCGGAGCTTGCAGTAAATCGAATGGCGTAAGTGACTGGAAAAGTCTGGTATGGCTTTTCTTCACTCCCCAAGGTCGGGAATTTTGTGAAGAGAACAATTTTCCCTCTTTGGAAATGTTTCAGGGAATGAAAGAATATGTTGAGGAGTTTGGAGTATTTGTCGATAGCGGCGAGGTCATCCGCTCTAATGATGCCAATATTGGTTTGGTGGGAGGCACTTCCGGAATTCTTACTTATGATGATAATACAGTGGTTCATAAAGTAATCTTGATGCACGGTGCAAAGGCTAAAATTAAAGCATCCGGTTATGCTGTGATTCTAATAGTGAATGTCGGTAATTGTGAAATGGAAATAGATAAGGACGAAACAGTTGTAATATTATGAAAGACGAATTGCGTATTAACGGTAAAGATGCCTACACTACTTGGGGCATAAGCATGGATAATAATGCATTATCCGAACTAATGACACCATCCTCCAACAAAACTTTTATAGAAAACGAGAGTCGGCTGGAACATGGAAAACGGGTGGTCATCGCCAATCCAAGGGTAGATGTGAGAAATCTGACTCTTCAGATTAACCTGACGGCTTCCAGTGAGGAACAGTTTTTTGAGAGATACAATAGCTTTTGTGAAGAACTGGCAACAGGCGCACTTGAGATAGAAACCAAATATCAGCCTAAAGTCGTGTACAAAACGATTTATCAATCGTGCAGCCAATTCAGCCAGTTTATGCGCGGCATTGGAAAGTTCTCACTGAAACTATATGAACCGAATCCTAATGATAGAATGAAAACAGTATGATAGATATTAAAGACATATCCGGAAATATACGCTTTTCTACTCCCGTAAATCAAGGGAGCAAGCGTAAGTTCCTGTTGATGAAGGAGGATTATATAACTTTGAAGTTCTCTGCCTTGAAACCTGTGTATTTCTCTTTGGGAGATTATATCGACAACGAGATAGGGGTATTTGAGCTTGTTGATTTATATAAGCCGGATTATAACGCAGAAACGGGAGGTTACGACTATGATCTCCGACTGGATGCCTACTATTGGAAATGGAAGAATAAGAAGTTCTTCTATACTCCGGAGAAAGGAAACAAAGAGTCCGGATGGAGCCTGACCTCTACGTTGGACACTCACATGAAAGTATTCCTGAAGAATCTTGAAGTACTCGGCTATAACTACAGGGGACGGGCTTTCAGCTACGTCACAGATGGTACGGTAGACAACTCTGCTAAACTGATTACGTATGATAGCACGAATATGATTGACGCATTGACACAGATTGCAGAAACATGGCAATGCGAATGGTGGATAACGGATAGCATCATACACTTCGGACGATGTGAATATAGTGATCCGGTAGATTTTGAGATAGGTGTAAATGTCGGAGATATGACACGTTCGGACAGCCAGACCAGTTATGCTACCCGTATCTACGCTTTCGGATCAACCCGGAACCTGCCGTCTGATTATCGTCCGCAAGATGAAGATGTAGTGATGAATGGCGTAGTACAGAAACGCCTGATGTTGCCGGGTGACACGCCCTATATCGATGCCTTTCCCGGGATGAGTATGGAAGAAGCTATTGAAGAGGTGGTTGTTTTTGAAGATGTTTACCCACGCAGGATAGGGACAATGTCTGATATTGTTCTTCATGAATATACGGATAAGATAGAAGAGGAAGGTAAAGAACCGGTTTTCAAGAAATGGAATGCCTATCGTTTTAAAGATAACGGAATGACTTTTTCCAAAGATTATGTGTTGCCGGGACAGGAACTGAATATTATATTCCAGTCGGGAGCAATGAACGGAATGAACTTTACCGTAACATTTAACCCCTGGGATAAGGATAAAAATGAAGACCAACAGCCGGAAAAGAATGCTGATGGTTCATGGAATCCTCTTGCACAAGTGTTTGAAATTGTGAGAAATGAAGATTATGGGCGTCCTATACCTGATGAATCCCTGAAGCCTTCCAATGGTGATACGTATATTCTTTATGGATTCGATACGAAGTTTGTTTCTGATAACATGCTGCCAAGTGCCGAACAAGAACTGCTTGAAATGGCTGAAAAGTATGTAGAGAAATCGATGCAAGACCCTTCTACTTATAGTTGTAAGATGTTGCCTGACTATATTTATAACGATGGGGATATCAGAAGGTTCGAATTAGGCGACCGTGTGAATCTTATTAACAAGAACTATTTCGAAGATGGGCGTCAGTCACGTATTATCGGTTATGAATGCGCTTTGGATATCCCCCATGATCATCCGGTATATACGATTGGTGAAACGGCTGCATACTCCCGCTTGGGGGAAATAGAAAACAAAGTGGACTCCCTGACTTTCAAAGGACAGGCATTCAATGGATCAAGTGGAAATGGCGGTGGCGGTACCGGAGTCTATGTAATCGGTATAAATGATAAAACACAACCATCGGATCGGAATGTGTTTTCTTCGAAAAGGATTATAAACGAGATTAGAGGGAGGGCGCTCAGCAGAATTTATAATGACGAAGCGGCAGGACGGATAACTTTCACTAAAGGACTGGTATCATCGGAACTGGTAGAAGCTAATAACGGACTGGTGATCCGTAAAAAAGAAGTAACCGAGGAGGCTTCTTTCATGTGACTCATTGAAGAGTCTGAGGATGCAATCGTAGAAGAGTTGTCTGTAGGGGGTGGAGTTACTACTCTTGGAGGAATGGATAACGTCAGTGAAGAAGCTGACAAAACATCGGAGACGGATGATATTATAGTACGACTTGCCGGAGCTTCCGAGTGGACAGTAAACACGACATTGTTCTCTAATGTTTCACAATTGATGTCGAAGGTGTTCCCGTTTACCTTGTCTCTGGCAGGGGGAGGCGGAATTTATGAGAAAGGAAGTACGCAAACAATTAATCTTTCGTGGAGTTATGACCGGGATGTTACATCACAGTCTGTCAATGGAGAGTCAATGCCTATTGACAGCCGGGCAAAACAATATAAGGATGTTACAGCTGATACAACGTATACTTTGTCCGCTGTCTATAATGGTGAAGTTTATAGGGATTCTATTTCCGTGAAGTTCAGATTGAAGAAGTATTATGGGGTTTCTGTCCATGAGGCTCTCACTGATGAAGAGATTTTGGCATTGACAAGTTCTTGGGCCGAGCGACCATTAAAAACTACTGTATTTGATTGTTCCGGTGGCAAGTATCCTTATTATATTTTACCTGCTTCCATGATTTCTGATATTCAGTTTTGGATTGGCGGATTGCGTAATTCAGATTGGGTAAAAGAAGTTCGGACGGTGACTAATGTTTATGGGTACACAGAGAGTTATACAATATTCAGGTTAAACAGCATTCAAACGGATGTGTTAAATATAGAAGTAAAGTAATGGCAATATTAAGTAACGGTAAGTTTTATGGATTCCTCTGTTCTGCCAAAGAAACCGGGCAGAAATTAGCAAACGGAGTGAAGGAGTATGTGGAAGATTTTGTATCCGGATTCGCTGGGCATGGATGGAAGATATGGGAGTATGTATCAGGAAAATGGATGCTTGAGGTCGATGCACTCAGGGTACGTGGACAGTTCACTGTATTTGAGTTATTGGTAAGTAAGATTCGTGCAATCATCGGTGCGCAAGCTATCACACAAGGATGTGGAAAAATAAAAACGGTTAATGTTTCTGATGACGGAATAGCTTACCTTATTACAATAGAAGACGCGGACATGAGTTTTGTAGAACATGACTTTATCCGTTGTCAGGAGTTTTCCGGTGGACAGAAGCTATATCATGTAGAAATTGAATCAGTAGCGGAGGGTGTTATCCGTATCCTTAAATCCGAATTTGATGTAGATGGGGAAGGAGTGGTGATGAATCCTCCCGTACCGGGAGATGACATCGTGCAATTTGGAAATAGTTCTCATGATGAGAAATATATCGGTCGGCATTCTGCTATTTATATGCATGCTGACGAAGGAGCACAACCTGCTATTGATGTATTGGATGGAATTTATTCGAAAGATTGGTCTGATTGTTTGAAAGTTCGTATGGGTGGCGATATTCCCGGAAGTAATGGGTTGAAAGGATTTTATTGTGTTAACGGAATTATTAAAGGGATAGATAATGGTGGCTCTGTGCTCTATCAGTTTAATCCTGATGGCTCAGGATTTATCGGAAGAGGCGCTATCAAATGGGATGCTGAGGGATTTCGTTTTGGTACTGGTGTGAAATTGGCATGGGATAATCTGGATGATGAAACAAAAGAAAATTTGAAGGGTGAACCGGGGCAAGATGGTAAAGATGGATTAGATGGTGTTAATGGTGAGAATGGAAAAGACGGTCTTGATATTGTGTGGAAAGGAGAGTTGTCAACGTCTCCTGCAAACCCGCAGAAAAACTGGGTTTACCGTAACACGATTGATGGACGTGTATATCTTTATAATGGCATTTCATGGACGTTGATGGTGGCGGATGGTAATGACGGTACGGAAGGTGCGAACGGCAAAGATGGAAAGGACGTCTATATTACCTATCATGACAGTGAGGAGGAACCTGCACGACCAAATGGAAACGGAACAACAGGGGGATGGCATACCAATGCAACGGCTGCTGTTATTTGGATTTCTCAAAAGGTGGCTGAGGATGCGGAATCTGGCGAATGGGGGGATCCTATAAAGGTGAAAGGTAATCAGGGGGAGCCGGGAAAGGATGCCAATCTTTTACCGTGGATTGAAGAATGGAATGGATATGCTACGGAAATTGGTGGTGGATACATAGTAACACCCAAAATGTTCAGTGGAACACGTTCTGCAGATGGAAAATTGACTGGTATAGCACAGGGAAAGGATTGTTTGACAGAAGCAGATGGTAAAAAGCGAACAGGAATCTTTGCTTTGGCAGACAATAAGATAATGTTTGAGATGGACCCGGAAAATGGGACGTACCAGTTTAAGGGGAGAATAGAATCTGATGAAATAAAAATTAATGATTTTTCGAAACTATCTAGTGCTGTATTTTGCGGTGATTATATGTACAGCCAAAGAGGAGTAGATGCGGATGGAGAGATTAGCGACCAATTTCAATTATTTGATCCATCAACTATAGGAGAGTCTAATGCGCCTTTTACACCCAATATCTTGTTTGATTTTAATAAAGGAAGTGGATTTCTTGGAGGTGGTAAGATTGTATTTGATTCTGATGGAACAATTGAATTAAATAGTGTAAGTATTAATAACTCAATAGCTTCCGGAGCATCTCATTTTTCGGGCGAATCGTTACCTCCATATCTGGCTGTCACTTCTCAGTATGTAATATCAACCCTTTCATCTGCTATCGGTGGATATACTTACCTTAATGTACCTATAAAAAGATTTGGAGGTAAATTGGACTTAAAACTAAATCAGGCGATAGATATTACGATTATAAATATGTCATCGCAGATATTGAGTATAGGCATACATGATACCCGGAGTGGGACTTCCAAGGGCCAGTTTAAGTATTTCTACTCCACCAACTGGAGAGGCGTCTGGCCTGATAGTTCTGTAGTAAAGAATGTCGATACAGTAACAGTACCACAATATTATCCGGTTGAGTTAATATTCATCCCTACTGGTATTCAGGCTGCATGGTATGTCGGTACTTGGTTAATTAAAAACTCTAATGCTTATCAGCTATACTATCACCCTAATGCGGCTGATTTCTTAAAGTATGATTTGGTACCTGTTAACGCAAATCAAATGCAAACAAAAGGGTAGTAAAGAATGGCATGGAACTAAACGATTGGTTAGCGATAATAGGTGCACTCGGTGGCTTGGAAGCGATAAAATGGATCGTAAATTTCTACGTAAACCGGAAGACAAACGCACGCAAGGAAGATGCTTCTGCAGATGCTATGGAAAGCGAAAATGAGCGTAAACAAATTGCCTGGCTTGAGGAACGTATTGCCCAAAGGGATGCAAAGATTGATACAATTTATGTAGAACTTCGTCAGGAACAAGCTGCCCATTTAGATGAAATTCATAAACGGCACGGAATTGAATTGAAATTAAAGGAGGCTGAAGCGAAACGATGTGATGTTCATAGATGTGACAGAAGACAGCCTCCAAGTGATTATTAATTTAAAAGAACATTGAAACATGAAAATACTGATAGATAACGGACATGGTGAAA